TCCATGTTGCTGCTGGCGGGAGAGGCAGCGGGCGGCGACGCAGAGGCTCTAGCTCCTGCTGCGGTATCCATTGAGCTGATTCATAACTTCACGCTCATTCATGACGACATCATGGATAATGCCAATGTGAGACGTGGGCGTCCCGCTGTGCACAAGATCTGGGGTCAGTCGGGCGCCATCCTCGCAGGCGATACCCTCTACTCCAAGGCCTTTCAGGTGCTGGGCATGACTAAAGCCCGGTCCGATCTCCTCTTAGGGGCCATGAATATGCTCTCTCAGACCTGCACTGCGATCTGCGAAGGCCAGTGGCTGGACATGGAGTTTGAGGCAAAAGAGCGCGTCTCCGAGGCCGAGTATATGGAGATGATTGAGAAGAAGACCGGGGTTCTCTACGGCGCCTCGGCCGGCATGGGGGCGCTTTTAGCCGGGGCCGCTCCCAGTGTGGTCGCCGCGCTGGACGAATTTGGCAGGCTGACCGGCATGGGCTTTCAACTGCAAGATGATGTCATAGATCTCATCACTCCTGAGAATGTCTCAGGAAAGCGGCAAGGCGGAGACCTGATTGAGGCCAAGAAGACATTGATCATGATCCACGCCTTTGCTAACGACGTCCCCGTGAAGGTATTCGGCAAGAAGGATGCTACGCCTGAGCAGATTCAAGAAGCCATCTCACTTCTGGAGAAGAGCGGGTCGATCGAGTACGCCAGATCCCGGGCAGTGGAGAATGTGGCCAGAGGCAAAAAGGCCCTGCAAGTCCTGCCGGACTCAAAGGCAAAATCCACGCTGCTGGAATTGGCCGATTACATGGTCAGAAGACAGTATTAGGAGTCATTCATGATGCATAGTCATGATCTGAATGGGCACGATTTAACCGGGCACGAGGTAGAGCACCTCCTGCATCACTGGATTTAGTAGACAATTCACCGAAATATAAAAATACTAAAAAGCTCTCATCTCTTTTTCATGCCGCCTAAGAAGTACCAAGATAGAGGCGTCTGGGTTTATACAGGCACATCCAATAGGCTGAAGGAGATTCGTGAAGAAGCCAAGAAAAGAGGTCTACAGCCCTCCAAATACCTCATGGCAGCAGAAGAATCTTTCCGGCGATCCGATGCCACCCATGCAGCCGGGCCGGAGCTCCAGCACCTCCGTCAAGAGAATCATAGGCTTGAAACTGAGATGAAAGGAAAGGATCTCCTTCTTGCTCAACAAGAAGCTGAGCTGCGAAAGCTCCGTGGATCAGCCTTCTTGCAGCCAGTCTGGAATGCCGATATAGACTCTGATCTATTGCAGGCCATCCGGGCCGGGCCGATCCATGACCACCGGCTTCTGGATCTCCTGGGCGCTACAGATCCGGAGGCCATGCGGGCCGTCTCACGCCAATTGCAGATTTTGGAAGCCGCTGGATTCATCAGCAAGACCTCTCGCGGGTGGAGCTGGAAGAAATGAAGGAGACGCTAATAGATCGATGGGCCTCCGATGCCGCCACCAGGGGCATCGATCCGAAAACGATCTATGCCTACCGCTGGTCTATGAAGCATTTCGAGAAATTTCTAGGGCATAGCATATCGAAGGCCGACAAAATGGACATACGTGCTTATGTAGATATGCACAGAAAAAAGAGCCTGACGACAAGAACAATTCGCAGCCGCTTGAATGCTCTTTCCAGCTTCTACGAGTTCATGATGTTTGAAGGGCTGAGAAAAGACAATCCCGTTCGAGAGGTTCGGGTGAGGTATCTCAGCCAATATAAGACCGATAGCGAGCAGCACACCCATCAGTTGATTTCTGTCGGGGATGCTGCCCGTGTAATAGATTCCTGCATGGACATCCGGGATAAGGCCATGCTGCTGTTGATGTTCAAAACGGGTATTCGCAGGGGAGAGCTCCTCTCCATGGAGGTCTCGGACATCAACTGGCAAGAGCAAAGCATCCTCCTGAAGCCCAAGAAGAAAAGGAGCAATCGCACCGTATTTTTTGATGACGAGACTTCCTATATCTTGCGGCGATGGCTGGAAGTGCGGGAATCCCGGACCCCGACCGGCCCGGCCTTATGGATCAGCACATGGGGAAAGAAGATTGATTACGGATCCCTGCAGTTCACCATTGAGAAGGTTGGTAAGCTATGCGGGCTTCATAATTCTTCATCTCCAAGAATGGAAGATCACTTTTCAGCGCACTGTTGTCGCCATTGGTTCACTACTCACCTTCGGCGGGCCGGGATGCCTCGCGAATTTATACAAGAGCTCCGGGGAGATGTTCGAAAAGAGGCGATAGATATCTACGACCACATAGATAGAGAGGAGCTTCGTAGGAGCTACATTGCGCACATCCCACAATTAGGAATTTGAAACTGGAAGATCCATGGCCTGGGCCTTTAGCTCGTGGGCCTTGGCCCGTGCCTCCTCAGCGCTAACTTTCCTGCAGCTACCTAAATGCACGTTATGTACAGTCTTTCCCTCTCGCCAGGAGGCCATCCAATACTGATTGGTCGTTGTACCCTTGCGGCCAGGATAGGTTTTTTCCATCACCCAAAGGCTGAGATCCTCCAGGCGGGCCTGGGCCTTGAGGCCTTGTGCCATGGCCAGGTCATACTGTGCATCTTTCTCCAGGGTCTGGGCCTCAGTCTCGGCTCCGGCGACAATGGGCGCAGCCTGGCGGGCTATCCTGGCCATCTTCTCGAACTTCTTTGCCTCTGTCTTCAGGTTCCGAATCTTCTTGCTGCTCTCCGTGGTGTGCATATACGGTATTTTCTATGACATTATATTTAAAGATTGCTTTAATGTCATAGATAAAATTTGGCCGAGAAGTATTATAAAGGGTCGAAGCCGCAGCGGAGAGCCCTTATGTAGTACGTACCTGCGAACTTTGCGCGAACCCATGAAATTTTATTAGGGGTCGGAGCAGCAGCGGAGACCCCTACGTAGAAGACGCCCGCAGGCGTCGGGCGAAATAGGTAACATTGGCTGGCGGCGGCCCTGGGCGGTGAGAGGGCTGCAGAAGGGCCTAGGGCGGAAGAAACGCCAAGTAGCAGAGGCCAGGGCATCCTGGCGCGCCGGTTTCCAGTAGAAAAGGATAAAACAAATGTAAGTGAAAAGGCGGCGGCACACCGGGGCAGCAAGCTGCGGGGCATCCAACGCGCCGCTGCATGAGATCGGTACTACGCTATGCTGATCCAAACCTAAGCTGAATACGTCAGCACTTTATCCCCTAATCAAAATCATTTTATCTCAATCAGTGATTTTATCAGAATCTTTTTAAGCAGTCTTTCTTGTTCAACGATACCAATTAAGGTCATGTCTTCATCAACAACTGCTAGGATTTCTATTTCTTCGTTGAACATTTTCTTTAATGCATCGATATTTGTATTTTTTTCTTCAATCGTAGTTATGATCATTCCTGGAATTTTAATTATTTCTCTGAAATCACCTCTATTTAGAGCCGAGACAAAATCGTCTCCAGGATTATTATTATTATTATCATTACATGATAAAATAATTTTTAGGTGCCTCGGTTGTATATATGCTTTTACTTGTCCTCCTCTATCCAATACAAAAATAAGTTTAAAAGATTCAAAATTAGATAATAATGCTTCAATATATTCTAATAATTGGAACCGATTATAATTTCCATATAAATATAATTTCAGTATGATAGGTACAATTTTTTGCTCTTTGTGAATTAAAGATCTTTTAAGTTCCTCGATTTTCTGCGGCAATTGCTGCATGGTTTCTTTTTCAGTATCTAATGTTCTATCTGCTTCGATCGGACCTGGCTCTATTCGCTGATTGGCAATCTCCTGAAATTCAGCCTCTAAACCCCCTATTTTGAGCAACTTCATTTTACCTGATGCTATAGCGTATGCGAGAATTGGTGCTAAGATTAAAGTTGCATAATATAAATCATTGCTTGTTTGGTGAATCCTGAGATCTTTTGAAATCGCCACTGCAGCCAATCCGATATATATACAAAATAGAACAATAATAGGTACACGAACTACTCGTGCAATCGAATTCATTGCTCTTCTAGCTACTTTTATCGCATTACGAATGTGGGGCATTATTTAATTAATGCAGCACCCTCCGCCTAATTAAACGTATTGGCAACTTGAACATCTTATTATTTTTGACAATCCAAGACAGGACTATTCATGCATCTATAATTACTGAAGGATCTTTGGAAAGCTAATTTCTAGATTTCCCATTGATCCGATAAGCCTGCCCAGCCTTCAGAGGCTAGAATATCATATATCTTGCCAGCTGCATCCAACTCTTCCAGAGGAATCTCCTTGGCCTCCTCTCATGCTGTCTGCATGCTTAGGCCTGCCCATTGTATACGATCTTCCAGCTTACTTTCTCTGTGGTGTCGCAGGCCTCCATTAGTTCAGCCTCTGGGATCTCTGCCTCTCTGGCATCCTTCAGGGTAACTTTGGCGATCCTTGCGAAGACCTCCGGCCACCTGGCCCGAAAGCGCTCCGGGACGATAACCGCCCGGCTCACTACCTTCCGCTTCCTCTCGTAGTCGCCTGCCCGGTCTACGTTCTCCTTTTCGAGCTGCCAGAGGAGATTTTTTAGAAGGGCCTCCTCAGCCTTCAGGGCCTTTCTCTGTCTGGTGATTCTCTCCTGTACCTCGAAAGCTTCTTGCAGGACTGCTGCTGCACCTTTTGCATCCATGTTAATCTACCTCAAAAATATTTAAGCGGTTACTGTTACTCCTGCTTCTGCTTTTATGACTTTCTGACCGCTTAATATAAACTCCACAGCGACGCGGGCTTGCTTGCTGGCCTGCATGACGATTTTTGTATCTCCTTTGAATACCTTGAGCCAGCTCTGCACATATGCTGCTTGGTTCTCAAAAGTCTCCGGGCTGTCTAATGCACACATTCTGCATAGGAAAGCCGCGCCCATTTCTGCCGTCAGCTCCTCCAGGCTCCTATATTCCCTTTCCTGTCTGTACTCGATTATTTCCCTTCTTTCTAATCGCCCTCTCCCGCCCGTCCAATGCGTAAGTTCATGAAATGCAGCCGAATAATACTCTCCCGAACTCTCGAATTGATCCAGATTTGGCAGATAGATCGAATCATCGCCCGGCCTGAAGAAGGCTGCAGCTTCATGATACTTTATCACTGGCCCCCTCCTGTGCATGAGTTCCTCTGCTTGTGGATTTGTCGCGTTATCTCTGCCAGCCGGCACCTTTTCCGGCAATCCTCGTGTTTGCTCCCAATTAAAGACCGTATAGTATTTCAGGAACCTTCTGAAGGATACCTCTACCGTGCCGTCTGCTTTCTGTTTTTCTTGGGCCATTCGATCTACAAATACTATAGGACTACCCTTCTCTCCGGCCCGGACGCTGCCGCCCAATTTCTGAGCCTGGCGGAATGTGAGCCAATAGGGGCTTTCATAGGTATCCTGGAGGATCAGGGCATTGATACCTTGGTACTCTTTATTGGTCTGGTAGCTGGTCGGTCCGTTACTTGACCAGGTGCGCCGCCATGGGACCACACCCTTTTCGAGCTGTGCTATTATTCGCCCAGTCACAACAGAGAAAATATCTTTCATTGGTCGCACCTCCTGAGCTCTAAATCCTGCAATTCAAAGCCCAGAGTTGCAACAACATGCTCCAATTCTGCCAAAGATAGCTCTCTGGCCTCTGTTATTATTTCCGCAGGAGTCATCTTAAGCCGCCTCCTTGGCCTTTTGCTCTGATGGTAATAGATCGAAGGGCTTGAAAGCTGGAAGCTTGGGCCTGATGCTATCGCTCTCCTCTGGCGGCCTGGCGAGCCTGCGCGGGCCTTCTCTTACTTCTTCGAGAGTTCTGGCATTATCCCTGGCTTCCTCTGGGAATGCAAGGGTATGATGCCTGCACTTGCCCACACCGTATTTTTGTTGTGAGTAGTGCCAGCCCTTGCAGGTGCAGCTATCCGGAGTTACCCTGTAATATGAATCCCCTTTAGAGCTGAGCACAAGGCTCATGGCCTGAAGCCTTTCCGGCAGATCCACCTTTTGAGTATCAATCTCAGTATGCCGGCCGGTTATGATCTCTATCAGCTCCCGGACCGTCTGAGGCTTGAATTTCCCGAAATCTTCATTTTTGGGCTTGATGATGATTCGCGCCTTATGCCTCTCGGCCTCCTCCCTAGCTGCCTTCTCTGCCTGTGCTCTTTGCTTTGCTCTGACTCTTTCCAATATATCCTCGGCGTATGTTGTGTTCATTTTATAGCCTCCCGATACTCTTTATTATGTAGTTTCAAGTATTTAACCTTAACCTTAACCTTAAGGTTAAGATGCAGCGAAAGGTGGCTTTAGATGCTGAAAACGACCCTTTTGGGCCGAAAAATCATTGCTACGCGCGATGATATTCGTATTACTATTTCTCGTCGATTGCCTTTGTCTTGGAGCTCCATAGCCTCGGCAGGCGTCGGGGCCAGGCCCGCCTTCCCCGGCCGCTCAAATATTTCTATGACATTCTACAAACGGCTGCAATAGATGTCATAGAATCAATCTGGCCAGAAGGGCCATGGAGCCGGCCCCGGCCCGGAGGGCGTGAATGCGAAGCATTATCTTAAGATCCTGAGTCCCTCGTTGTCCTCTCAGCGAAGCGTAAGGCTGCTGCATATTCACCCAGGGTCCCTGAAAAGAGGCTGCGACAGGCCCTTGGCCCCTCAGCATTATCTTTGAGTCCTTTCGCCCCAGCGGGCTTGTCCAAGGCTCGCCGGAGAACGGATCGGCAGCCGGGCTGATCATGGCTGCGCCGCTGCAGCGGGAAGCCTGAAGGGCCGCAGCCTTGATCTGCCCGGATGACGAACAAAGGCGAGCCTTGGTGTCCGCTGGGGTGGACCAAGACGATAATGCTGAGGTCCTTGGGGCCAAAGCCGGCTTACTAGCCGGTCCGACCCTGGAGAATTGCTGAGCGGCAGGAAAGTTCATGCCCCCTGGAAGGAAGCCAGCAATTTCAAGCCCGGCAGGTTTCTGCCTCACCTGAAATCTCCCGCCCGGAATCGTCCCCTTATCCAAGCCATCCAGGCGTTGAGGGAGCCACGCCGCAGTAGCGTGTAACACCCGCGCGGTTCACCTGAAGAAGAAACAGCTGCAAAAAACACCAGCCGCATAAAAAGTTATGCGGGGAGGCCAGCGGCCTCTCCTGTGGGCCTGGCTAGGGTCTCCTCACAAAAGTCTGAAGTAGTAATGGTAAATATGTAGCCCCTTATGATTATGGCCGGCGTCCACGCCACCCTGGTTTTGGTCAGGCCGAAGAGCTAAGGCCAACGCTTAAATATTGATACGCACTTATGTATTGCTAAGTGAGTAAGTCCCTCTCGAACGGATGATGCTGCTTATTAGCAGGTGGGACAATTAGAGAGGGGTTCACTAATCTTCTTTTATTTTGGTTCAGAGAACTCAAGAGCCATAGTTATTTTATGCTGGATCTTATTATAATATAAATAGTCATTGTCTCTATATTTGCGGGCTATGGCCCCAGCAATGAAGTCTGTAGCCTGAAGACAGGGACATTGCTTAGAATCTAGATGGGAAACGTTTATACTTCTCATCAAGCCGTCTGCCAGGTAATTATCAAATCTTTCCTGAGCAGCCCCATATAGGAATCTGTCTATGACGATTTCTACTGCTTCCTGGGGGAATTCATACTCGTGGATAACCCCATACAATAACTGCTTATAGAGGTCGTTGTACAGCACCTGAGGCTCTATTCCGTGGTAATGAGACAGAAATGCCGCCTGATCCTTACGTAAAAATATATAGGCAATATTACTATTCGTCTTTGCCACGCACTCCAGAATGCGCCGCTTGCTTGGATCACTTGATTGATTGAACTTAAGCTCGGACTTTACTTTGTGCTTCTTCTTGAGAGTCTGCCTAACATCCCTTATGCACCTCTTTATGGGAAGATCCTCCCCAGTTATTAACGCTGCAAGTATGAAGTAAGGATCCTCCTCCGAGACCTTAGACCCCAAGCCGCCCAGGTTGCCGGACTCATCGATGTAGACCTTCATTCAGTCGCCGTGTATGGCTAATCGGTATATATAATCACAGGTGTTTTCACTGAGGGTTGACGGAAGGCAGTTTTTACGCATTTCCAGAGACTTGTCTGAAATCATCACGCAGGAGGACCGCGATTTCTGGCCGCGCCTGCCAAAATTTTGGTGTGCAGGTTTCTGCTTCTCCTGAATCTCCCGCACGGAAACGTCCCCGTATCCAAGCCTTTCCGGCGTCGAGGGAGCCCCTGTCGCAGCAGCGCGTAACACCCGCGCGGTTCCCAGGAAGAAGAAACAGATCCAAGAACTCCCGGAGCGGATCTTGTTAGGAGGAGTGGCATCATGCCCCTCCTGGTGGCCTGGTCGGCCCTTTCCTGATCGTTAGTAAGTCTTGGGCCGTGGGGCTGGAGCCCCTCGATAGATGAGTGGCTCTTCTGGCCCCGTTCGGTGCCATCAAATAGCCATCAAATAAAATGCCTGTGGCCATAGCATGCTGAAAGCAACCATTTAGGAGCACGCCGCGGCCAAATGGATCCGCTTCGATCAAATGACCGTCAAATGAGATCTTGCTCCTACATCTCCCGCCCCCTGAAAGGCATCTCTTTCCCGCCTGCAAGGCGCTCGGGTATCTGCTGCCTGGTGTCCCCCTGTGCCCCCGGATCTCCCCCGGCTGCCGGCCTACTGCGCGCCCTGATGTCCAGGTCTCCTTACTTTTACCAGAAGTTATTTATTCATTAAGCTTAAGGTTAGGTATATGGAGACAAAATCTGGTACGGGAAAGAATAAGTTGTATCCTGTAGTCGATGATGAGGCAAAAAGGAATCTGGTTATGTTCCAGGCAAAAGAGAGTCTTAGGACTCGTGATGATGCTGTCGAAATGATCCTGCACAAGCTCCCAACCTGGGAGGCCCAGGAAGATCTGATAAAGAAACTACAGGCAGACCTTGAAGAGGCAAAGAAACTGAATGAAGAGCTGCAAGATCAGATAAAGTCTAGCTGAATTCGGATGTGCTCAATCCCTGGCGAATATCAATGAGGATCGGATAACTGGTAAAAGGTATTTGTCCTTGGAGGAGTGAGCTGAATCAGGATACAGGGGCACTGAGAATTTACATAAAAACTGGCACGCTACCATAAGATGGCTTGGCGGGATGATGAAATGCATCTGGGAGAATTCGCTATATTGTGCCTGGAATTGGGCGAAGCAATCCTTGCGTCAGGCAAGGGACCTGGCTCTTCGAATCTAAAGAATGGTTTGTGACTTTGTGGACGTCCCATAAAAATCATATATATTATCTAAAATGCGATAATAAAGGCAAAGAGATATTAACTAAACCGACTATAATTAAAATATACATTGTATGTATTATAGTTGTTTCTTGTATAGATTCAAGAAGATTGTTGGGATCTAGCATGTACAATGGCATAATTATTCCACCAAATGAAATCGCTAACAATCCTAAGAGAATTTCTGCACCTGCTAACCGTGATTTGAAAATTGATTTATATCTATCAAGGATTTCTTGATCAAATTTCCGTCCCTGCAAAGTTCGATCGAGTTCCATGAATTTAAGTGTTAATTCAAGATGTGTATCTGTTCCAAGTGAGTCTATATAGCGATAGTTGGAAAAATAGTAATTCATTAAGTCCTCTATAGGAGCTTTATAAGTTAAATCCAATAAATTTTTAGTTATTATCTGTTCATTATCTTTAATATCTTTTGATCGATTTAACTTCTGTCTCTTATTCATAAAATCATGCATTATTAAACGAATATTCTCGATTAACCTAGCTATTGTATTATTTTTCTCATCAACAATGCTTTGATATTTTGATTTATTCTCAAAAAAATAAATAATTATTACTATAAATATAGAGATGAATGTAGATGCTATTGTTGATATTGTTGAATAAAAAACCTCATAATTAGTATTCATTGATATCGCCTCGATCATTTAATATGACCTTATTAAGAGAATACATGCTAGGTGAAAGCATTGAAAAATCATAATCTAACATATATTTATAAGTAAATATGTATACTTCTTTTAAAATTTTTTTAATATCATCATTTACGCGCATCAAATTCTCTATAGCTTCGTCAGGATTGCGAATCGTATTGGCTATCATTTCTAATTCACGTTCCATAGATGTATCATCTTCTCTATCGATCTTCGGTTTATTCAGTTTAATTGAAATTAGTTCGCGTATTTCGTCATTGAAATCCTGGCTTACTATCGCATTTGCTAAATCGTCCATTAAATTTTGATCATAAAACATTAAATAAAGAAAATCATGTGAGGATTTTAACGATGATTGCATCAATGCTGTAGAAATATTTTTAGCATCTCTTGATATATCTGCATACATATCTAAATCATTTAATATATTTATGCAGTTTAATGACATATTACGCATCTCAATATAATCTCCTCCGGTAATATCATGCAAAGAAAACCTGGTAAAGCAATAAAAGGGATCGCGCACTAGATCTAATCTATTCTTCTGTTGAATTTGCTCTAAAACAATAAGAGGATATTTTGAGCCGGTGAGAACATTCATAACGGTTCTATCTTTTTCGAAAACTTTATTGAAGCCTGCAGATAGAGCTGCAAGCTCAGCATCAACGATATTATTAATATATGTCTTGGGCCTATTATGTTTTAAATAGTTAAGCACGATATCATAAATGTGAGGATCTATTGATACTTCAGAAATTTTTTCAGGATATTCAACGGCTCTGTCTAAAGATATAATTATATTATTTTCAAGCAGTGAAATTAATTTGTCGTGTGATTCACATAATCGTTTATATCCGTTAGGTGCAGATATTCCAAACAGAAATGACAGGCCACCAATTCTCTGTTCATAAGGATTACCAAACCGTACCAGCTCCAAGTAACTTTCATTAACTTTTTTATATAGTTCTTTGTCAATTTTATTATCAGCTATATTTTCATTTTTCGCCCTGCGATAATTATTATAATTTATCATAAAATTCTCTACTTGGGGCAAACTCAGAACTTCCCTATAACTATTAATATATTTACATGGTAACTTTTCAATAGTCTGATAATATTTTATTAATTCATAAATGGCTGGAGGAGTAAGGACTAAATTACAGTCCTTCTTTCTACTAAAAACAATCTCAAGCAGCTTATAATCTTTAGTGGATCTCCTATAGAACATATAAGAATAAATTTCTGAAAAATCAACTGAGAATACTCTCTCCGCAACTTGAGAATTCTCGGCATCCCTCATAAGACAATTAAAACTTTTTATATATCTATTAAGCATTTTCTTGTAGCCATCTCCATAATCTATATTTCCAGTCATGTTCCTCCAATTTCAGTGGTTCGATCATATATACCATATTTCCATGATACAATCTTTTTGGTCTGAATCCGTTCGAGGTTAGAATTTAATCTGCCAAAGAATTCTGCGTTTTTGAATGCTGTTTTCCATCATGAAGCCCCAAAGAAGAGTGCTAACAGTAAGTTTTTATCTAAAAAAAACTTTCCCGCGCCCACCAGCTCCTCGCCTCCGGCCAGCTTGATCAAGGGCGAGAGCTGCTGCTACCGCTGCCTTCAGCTCGCTCCCAGCCACTCGCACGCCTGCGTAGCCTTGGCGCTCGGCTACCAGCGGGCGGGCGACCTTCTGCGGGCCAAGGAGTACACCATTGCCTGGCTCTGCGCCAGTCCAACGAGTGCGATCCTCAGGACCCGCAGACCGTGTACGGCCTCGTCTTCGCCTATATGGAGCTGGGCGACATCGGGCCGGCCCAGAAGCATTTCCCGGTGGTGCTGGAGATAGAGGCACCCGAGGACCTGCGCGGCCTGACCAGAAATGGGCTGCGCGAGATGGCGGCCCGAGAACTCAAGGCCAGGGGGCCAAGATGAACGGCGGCCTTCTCTCTGCTGGATGCGCGGCGGCTGTTTCGCGGGAAGTCGCTGCATGAGGTCCCGGAGATCACCTTCGAGATCGGCATACAGGGGCAGCACGGGCTGGATATCAATGATCCCCTGGGGAGCCACGTCCTGCGAGCGCTGCCGAGGAGGACATTCTCGGCGCTGCAGCTCATCTGCATCATGTATGCTGGCTTCAAGAGGATCGAGCCAGGGATGGATATCGGGGTGGATCTGGGCGAGGAGTAGGGGGATGGCGGAGAGGCTGTGGAGGGAAGAAGACTCTTAAGAGGGAGGGCCGGGGGCTGGTGAGGGGATGCCAGAGACCTGTAAGGCTGCAAAGCACATGCCCACGGCTCGCAGGGTATGCACAGAGGCTGCAAGGAGAAGCAGATGCGACCCTGGCAGAGGCCCAGGCCCTCAAGCTCTAGGCCAGGCTGGAAGACCTGAATTTATGGAATTATATTCTGTTTCTGATTTCTTCAAATATTCACGAACCATAAGAGCAGCACTCATTGGATTAGAACGAATGTCATGCTCCCAAATTCTTAGAACATGATAACCTAAGTCTTTCAATAATTTATCGATTTCTTTTGAACGCTTCTTATTTCCATCAATTTTCTTGTCCCAATATTTGATATTTTTCTTAGGACGTTTGAAATGAATTGGGCAGCCATGCCAGAAACATCCATCAACGAATATGATAAGCTTGGCCTTTTTGAATATCAAATCAGGTTTTCCCGGAAGATCAGGATACTTACGATAGCCTCTAACCCCTATAGACCACAGCGTTCTCCTGAGAATAATTTCAGGACCCGTTTCCTTACTGCGAATCCTGGACATCTTGTAGGATATCTTAGGGGTTGTATTGAATTCCATTTGAGAAAACCTTTTCACATATGCCATTCGCCCTTACATTTTCATCAGTCAGCTAAATGCTCAATTTCGGCAGTGATTGTGCTCTTGCACTCGACAAATACATGCCCCCTTCATTTCTGGCAGTAAGCGCACTTTGGGATCCTAGCAAACCTGTATATCTATCTTGCAGTCAAGTTAAGTTTGATATAGAAGAAGCTGAAATTTCATTATCGAAACTAATGATATTCGATATAACATGGATTGGGATGAGAAGCGCTTAATCAGCAATTGGAAATAAGAGAAAACCGATAACTACAATGGAAGGGTTTTTGTTCCAGAAGAAAAGATTGGAATAGGATGTTGCTCAAGGACGCGGTGTTGATATGGTTATAACGGTTGGAAGCCTCTTTTCGGGCATAGGTGGTATTGACCTCGGCCTTGAGCGAGCCGGCATGGAGATCGTATGGCAAGTCGAAATCGATCCATTCTGCATTGAGGTACTAGAAAAACATTGGCCTACCGTTAAAAAATATAAAGATGTTTTTGAGCTAGAAGGTGATGAGCTTGAAAAAGTTGACCTTATTTGTGGAGGATTTCCATGTCAACCAGTCAGTTGTGCCGGAAAAAAAAGGGGCGAAAAAGACAAACGCTGGCTCTGGTCACAATTCTATCGAATTATTTGCAGAGTTAAGCCCAAATGGGTGCTGGTTGAAAACGTCAAAGGACTGCTCAATGCAAAGGACGCTAGCGAAAGAAAGGGAGGACTCTTCGGAGGAATACTCCGAGACTTGGCCTATGGCGGGTATTCTTGTGAATGGACGGTGCTATCGGCAAGCGCCGTTGGTGCACCTCATCGAAGAGAGAGGGTCTTCCTTGTGGCGTACTCCATCTGCTGCGGTGGTATCGCCCAAGTCTTCAGTGAAAAAGTTATCGGGGAGAACTTCAAAGGATCCACAAGTAGGATTACCAGATCAAGTGATGGCAAAGGAGATACTTGCGATCCAGGAGAAAAATGCCAAGAAGATGCATGCTACTCAGGGGTCAGAGAATTGCGAGGAAGAAGCCTCAAAGATCAACTTGAAATTAAACGCGGAATGGACATCTTTGCTCATGGGATTCCCAAAATCTTGGACGGCCATCTCAACTATTGGTCAGATGAGTGGGAAAAGAAAACACCCCGAGTTGTGAGGAAAGGTGATGATTTGCACGTTAGGAAATTAAGAGCTCTGGGCAACGCCGTTGTTCCAGAATGCGCGCAATTTGTTGGAGAGTGCATAATAGATGCGGATGACCAATTATTTGGGACGATATTGCCCCGCAGCCGCGAGGATCAAGCGAATAACTCCTGAGACAAATACCAGCCAGTCATCTTACACAATAAATAGTGGTTAGTTGGCCTTCTTTAAAGTGATCCTCCATACGATCAGATGCCATAGAAAAAATTGCATGCCTATTCGATCTATTTTCTAGCGCAGGATGGCGTTCACGATGCAATCCTCTAATTGCTGTAATTCCAGAATTGGCCATGCTATTGGAAAGCTTGACCAAAATAAGGTTATTTCCCAAAAATTTCTTTTCTTTCAAAACTCCTATTGCATCATTGGGCCATTTCAATTCTGGATTTTTATCTCGATGTTCCCAATAAAATGTACATGCAGGCCTATGCAAACAGGAGCGACAAATCATAGGATCGGGATTTGAAAGTTTTCTTTGAATCTCAATTGGATCAGATTCATCAGAAATTATTTGATTGACATAGGTTCGGAAATTATTGGCTTCATCTAATAAATTGAAGCAAGCATCCTGAGTGAACTCGACTTCATTAATGGAGCCATCTATTCCAATTATCTCTAAACGCAGGGGCCATTTGTCATATGCTTTATAATAAAGTGCTGCGTAGAGCTTCAATTGATCTTCATGAATTCTATTTGTCTCTGATCTAAAAGCCTTAGTCCTTACCCAATGACCTGTTTTGTAGTCTACGATAATTTCCCCATGATCCGTAGAAAGAATAGCGTCCACGTACCCACCCACAGTCCCATCTTGCGTTTCAAGCCAGACTTCATGTTTCTTTGTCTTTCGAGGTAGACTTCTCGTTTCAATGGATTGAGTTCTGCCAGAACGACTTTCAACGGCTAATTGACATTGGTATTTCTTGAGCTGGAATTCCGGGGTTGATTTTTCGAGGGGGACGAGAGGCCTATCGATCCACGAAAGGATCATTCGATTTTCCTCAGCTTCAATAAATTCGTTCCAAATTTTTGGGAAATCCTCTCCTGCTACAATCTCGCCTCTTCCTACCTTTTCCATAATTCGGTGTATTACAGTTCCACAGCGAGCAGATGGAGATAGGGGCAGCAACTTAGGTACTTTGTTGGACTCTAGACATGCTCTTAGCTTACACTCTCTAAATAAATGGAACCTACTGGGAGAGACTCGCGATAAAGGCGCGACAGGCAATGTTGTGGGCAGTGTATAGTTGCAGGATTCTATTCCATCACATCCTTGTTAAGTTTCATATAGCACCATCCAGGCCTGCGCAAGAGATTAAATGTGTCTATACATTTTGTGCCTTTCCCTGCATCAGCGAACGCCTCTTTGAGAATTCCTTCAGGATTTTGGATGTTCCACAATGGATGAACTATTATAACCCTAGTGCCATTGATTTCAAAGCCAGGTAACATCCCCCATTTTGTTGCCTTCCAAGCGGTTAATGCATGAGGAAATTGAGATACGAAGTTATCGCGCATCTTGGCAGCCTTATCTAGCCAATCAACCTGTTCCGGCTCATCAAATTGCCCATTTAAACCACATTGATAGTTTTTGTTCTCTAGTATGCGCAAGTAGGCCAATCCAAGACGCCAATCCAGAAGCCCATGATATGCCATGTTGCGATAAACCTTCAGGCAATCATAACAGGCAGAATCGCATTTTTCCCTATGATCTTCAGATAGAATAAACGCCGGAAAAGGCTCTAATTCCTCCTTCGAGAGAAGACCTTTCAGCACTTTTTCCCAAGTATTTGCGATCCGACTCACAAAACCTGCTCCATTGGAAAGACGATCGCTCAATGCAATTTCGCCAATTGTCGCATTATCAATTTCAAGACTCCTGAAATTACAGATCTCAATTTCTTCTGGATCAATATCCAATTCATCAGCGACGGTAGCTCTAACGAGAAAAGCAGCTGAGTAAATCGCTGCCTTTACGCAAACATTGTTATGAGTTGGATCAAGGTTTAATCCATTGGAAATGGATTTAGGCCCAAATCTCAGAACATCTGTTGTCTTTCCAGATGCTATGGCTATTTCTTCCGAACTTTGACAATCCAAACTACTTACGTCCCCTATAAAATCCTTTAGAATCCATTGACCTTCGAGAATGGGTGAACATGTTAGCCTATTGTCCTCATCTCTGTATCCTTCTGTAGTGACTATTGAACCTTCAAATAGATTTCCTGAATTATCATTGACTCGCCAGACCCTACATTCAGTGGATAAACTCACTAGGCTGTTGTTGGGGAGTTCAAATAGCTCCATCGATTCTGAGCTCTCAGCTAAGGTGGAGGGGGTCCCAAAGAAGACATCGTTTCCCTCTTTAGCATCCTTTCCATCGGAAAAGTCAGTCCTAAATCCAAGGGGAATTGCGATCTGGTAATTCTTGAATTGTTTCCCTATAGGTGTTCCGCAATAATTGCATTCAGTCTGATGGTGCTCTTCGTTGTAAGTTCTTGCAAAGCCGCAATTAAGGCATCTGACTATCCAGTACCTGGAAGGAAGGGGATCATCTTGAGATTGAATCCAACGGTTGCCCCTTGGCAAGATGGGGGCAGTAAATCCTATTGCCGTGTGGATACGCTTGTCTTTGGTTTTCTGTGAACCGGGAGCAAACTCTGTTATCGCCAGATCAAGGTCTCTGTCAATATGTGATTCTTCCTCCCCAAAGTGATGGTATAGTAGCCTTGTTCTCGATGGCATCCCAAACATCGGCAGTATGCTTGCCTCTGCTAGTTTCTCTGCTAAGCCTCCATCAGATAGTTCCGGATTGGCTGATGCATTGTCTATTTTTGTTAATAGATTATCGCTCAAATAATTTAAATATTCTCGGTCCGAATTGCCCAACAAAGATCGTATGACCTCATCTCTGTAACTATCTGTCTTTAACCAATAGCCGATCTTCTCCCGAATTTCATTCCAATTGCAGGCAAGACCGAATTCTCCATGGCTATCCGGATTATTAGGGCTATCCCACCACTGAATGCCGCAATCCCGGAATGCTTTGCGAAGACATTCTTTTGCAAGCAGTCTTTTAATAATTGGAGGGCGATTTGTAATAAACGGTGTTGGAGGCACGTCTCCAGTAATCCGCTTGGGATTTCGGAAGTAGAATTCATCGTGGCTGCGTCCCCCACGGCAGAGAGTTAAAGCCACAGAAAACGCTTGGCCCCGACGGCCTGCTCGGCCCACACGCTGCTGATAATTGAAGCGCATAGGCGGCATATTTGCGAGCATAACTGCTTGCAGGTTTCCCACGTCAACGCCTACTTCCATAGTAGTCGTAACACTAAGGACATCAATCTCGTCTACGAGTTTATTGCTCTCTTTTCCTTCGAGAGATATTGCCATCCCTCGGAAATGCCTCTGGCGCTCAGCTGGATTATCAGTTTGTGCTGTAAGCTCCTCACAATGAAGCCTAAGAGGTTTGCGCACTTCTACAGAAGCCGCATTTGCCAGATAATTGGTTGCCCATAGGGCGGAACAATTACTATCAGGTTCTTCGCAAAGTGCAGTTTTGCAATTTGTGCATATGCCAGCAGAATAATGGAGGTGAGATCTACGGCAGCTGGGACAAGTCCAAACGGGATCACTTTCAATAGCTACTCTGACGTCGAGATTATTCGGACTTATGAATCCATCTTGATGCCCTGCCATCCTCAAGGCCGAAAATAGTTCCTTTCCTACCACTTCATGATTTAAGTCCAGTTTTCTGCAAAGAGCTTTCACATAATTTTTTAAGGCAGGCTTAGCGTCGCTATATCCATACCATGGCTCCTTTGGCCTAAATTCTGAACCTTCTTGGGGATAACGGTACAGGTCTCCAATAATCCTTAATGCCGAATCACAAGCTTGCTCAAAAGAAGATTGGCTCATGCCCGAAGATGCAGCTTTATCCGCGAATATGGATTTATCGAGCCTCAATTTGACATAGCCAAGGCCAGAGGATTCAAGGCCAAAATAAAGGCGCCTAAAGAGTAACTCACATAGTCCTTCTTGGAGCTTAGCACGAATTGCATTTCTGGCATATTCTGCATCTTGCGGAAGATCTTTTTTCCAAGTCCTTTTGTAGAAATCAAAAAGCTCTTTCCAATCGTGCCGAGATCTATCCCACGAGAATCTTTGCACTTTAGAATTATATCCTGCAGGATTAACTCCTATTTGAATAAATCTAGAGATAAGTTTTCCACATTCGACTGAATTTGCCTCTTGTGGCTGGATCAAGTCGCGTACTTGAATAATTCTTGATGTGCCTCTCTGTTTTATGGCATCAAGCCTTTTTTGGCTTTCAGCCATTAGCTGATTAAGAGCAAACCTAGCTGCTTCCGGAATGGCTGCCATTTCGGAATCTTTTATTCTCGAAAGTTTTAAATCATCAATTATTCTTTTCTCTGATCCCGGATTGTCTCTTAAATATTCCGCGGCTATGGGTATGTAGTAATTTCGGTTCTCATTAATATCATTTAGCAGCTGAGGCTCTCCTATTGCAAGCAGCTGCATCTCTCGTGCAACCGATTCTCGAAGCAAGTCCCTGTAATGATCACGTTCAACCCCATTAGACAGTTGTGCTGCATCTTCGCGGCTATCAGAGAACACAATAAGCTTCCGGGATTTTTCTGGTAAATTATAAAATAATTCTTTTGTTAATATTTGACTAACCTTGGAGAAGCCTGTTCTAAAACCTCGTATCGGTGACTTTTTGGACTTGTACCTATTATCTGCGCCGCAACTTGCACATATCGAGGGAAGTGCTGCAAAGGATTTGATCCATTCAGGACTATCAACCTCAATTTTGAACAGGTAACCTCTAGCCCAATTATCGGGATCCTGATCCCATCTGTCGTGAGAATGCTCAACGCGCCCTGAGCGCGTATCCAGGCATGCCTTAATCCAATTGCCACTTCCTTTTAATGATCCATTTCTCGAAGGCTGAATCCAGTGAGCTGCTCCTTCGTGAATTTTGGATATTCCAATTGGCCAGAACATAGCGAAGTCTTCATAGACACGGCGTTCGACAAATTGAGCCGTACTCTTATCTGGAATACCTTCAATATCGGGATCTGTTGCAAGTAATTCTATGTCCTGATCGCCAAGAGGCATCCTGCTTCCGCCAAAATAGATAGTCCCACAGTGCTCGCAATAAAGTAACTCTAAAACCCTGCGGCCTTCTCCACTATCACAGATAATCCTCGGAAAAGGATATAGTTTTCCTACAGTTCTTCCATCGCTTGCATCAATTGGGGCTTTCGTTGATGCCCAAAGGCCCTCAATATTTCTGAAGAAAAAGTGAAGCCTAAACTGAGGAAGCGGTGATCCCGAACCATCAATATCACAAAAGCTCCTTGCAGCTAATAATCCGCGGACAGCATGTCTACTATCCATTTCTTTTAATTTGTCTCCAAAAAGCCTTCGTGAAAAATGATTGAGGGCGACAGCCCGAGTCATGCCTTCATATTCACATGCATTGAGCAATCTCGCCTCGAGTTCCAACTCATTTGACTCCATTGCTTTCTTTAGAGCTAATTTACCAGTAATATTGTCTCCTTTGTAGCCTAATGAACGTGCCACCTGAAGGCAAATATCTTCTGAAGCTTCTGGCAAAGCTCGATCAAAAGAGATGAATGGCCCTGGTTGCAGGTATTCGGACCCAGTGACTAAAGGCACCTGAGCTTGTGACCCAGGAATTATGCCGAAGCTTTCCTTTGGCGACCCAAAAAATTCCATAAGAAATTTCATGCTATCATCATCTTTTGGATCTAAGGAGGCACTCGATCCGAGAATTCGAAGCTGAGGATGATCTGGCGTAAGGCCCAATCGAAGCAGCAACAGTCGAAGCAAATATGCAACCTCAGCTCCTGCAGTTCCTCGATACATGTGCAGCTCGTCTATTATGAGATGGAATATGCGGTCCTTTCCTCCCGCAAGCCATTTGCGTGTTCTTTCAAAAATAGGAGCATCTGCCTCTCGCATGAGCATTATGCTTAGCATAGAAAAGTTTGTTATCAAGATATCAGGTGGAAAATCTTGCATATCCCATCTGGACCTCATCTCAGCGCCATCAAGCCTCGGGAAAATGGAGATTATTTCATTATCGTTTTCCTCATGGGCATATTCAAGTGCGGCCTGCGCATTGAGATCCATTTCCAGCAAGGCTTCAACAAGCTTATCGATTCTTTTTCTATCGGGATTTCTGGCCTTAGTGGTGGCGGTTGGTTTTTTAAATTCATGTCCTGCAACTGGGGTACTTCTATTATAACGCCCAAAATATATCCTATTCCCATTTCGACTATCGTTTAACCACTGCCTGGCCTTGTCTGAATCAAGAGCCCTTCTTAGACGTGTAAGTTGGTCTTCGACAAGGGCATTCATTGGATAAACAATCAATGCTCGAACAGCTGCATCCCTAGACTCATGCCCCCTTTGTGGGATTCTATACGATCTTTTTAATCGATTTATAGGGTCCCGACAAGAGCCTTTCCATTCCTCGTTTTGCCACCAGTCATTAACATGGGGATCTGGCTGACCAGGAAGAGGCCAGCTTGATGATTCCCTTATTAGGTATGCAAATAGCGGGAGGAGGAAGGCTTCAGTCTTTCCCGAACCTGTCCCGGCCGTAACAATGCAATTCTTTCCACTTAAAGCCTCACGGAGCATTTTAGTCTGGTGCAAATGCAATTTATGCTCCCCAAAAAGGCCGCAAGAGACTAATGACTTAAAATCATCGACTTCGTTATCGGTGAGGCCAGGAAGATCATACTTCGTCAGATCTTGAATGCGCTTATCGGAAGACATATATTTTGCAATAGGCTCGATCCATGGATCCTGACAAAAAATACCCGGTTCGCGAAGCAATTTCTCTCTATCATCTTCTACAGATGGAATGCGGGTTCCGAAAGCGGTTTTTATGTAAAGAATAAAATGATCTTTGATGCTATCAAACGATCCTATTGGGTCCTTCATGCAATCACACCATTATCATTCGCCACTATTTTATAGTTAATTAGCTCTTGCGACAACTTCATCGCTATTATCTGAGCAATAGGCGGTGAAATTGAACGGTATACATCCATGGATTGCCCCTCGGGCAATCCTTGGTTTGATCTCCCACTTAAATATGCATGTTCTGGCGCTATGCCGCTGCAAAGTGCAGCCGCCCTCGAGAGCAATCTAGGAAGAGGGACTGAAGATGGAACGGCAAGAATGTGCCGATGCTTGTCATATAGCAATGCTCTTCGGCCAAATTTGCTGAGCAAAATATATCTACCCCAATCTCTATCAACTTCGGCAGCTCTATTATTATCCCAAAATAAATGAAACCGTTGTTGATTGATCCTATTAATATAGGAAACCAGCTTTATTGGATCTTTCCTAGACTCGTATTTTGAAAATCTTAGATTCTCATAAGAAAAGGTTTCCTTATTATCTTCCCAATTTCTATCATCTCTAGTTTCAAACGATAGCGTTTCAAAAATATCTTCTAGTCCGCATGAAAAATTGACTAATGACCAGGAAGCTGGCTGATCTAAGCAGGAGGCTATTTTAGAATACTGCGATAAATTCTGGAGATGTTCGAAACTAAGGGCTTCAACAATAATTGCAGATGGCAGAAGATAATCAAGGCCTATTTGAGGAATAATTCTTAAGAAAACATCCCCGCTATTGCATTTCTCGAACTCTTTGAGCTTTTTCATAATCAAATCAGTTCTTGCTCCCGCTAAAACGGCTTGTGGCAAACCTGATGAGGGAAGCCTAACAAGAACAGGGGGACATGCAAAAACACGCCTCTTATCAAAATCGAATTCACAGTGACCAAGCGCATCGAGAAACCGTATGGATCTGCGCCGAATTTCATGAAGGTCAACATCTTTATCTTGGTTTCTGCGCAGTTGAATGGCATCGAATGCAGAGTAAAATTTCTCCAGGCTCATATGTCCTAAAGAACTAATGGTTTGCAGCAGTTCTTCATGCATTTCTTGCCGCTACCTCCTTGTATTTTGCCCATAATACCCTCAGAGCTTTGATGTCAGGTTCCTTGATTCTTTTGCGTTTAAGCCATATTGCCTTGCTCCACTGCTTCACAGCCCTAGAATTAGGATTTTGCTTTCCAGGCTCATAATTGGCTCCTAATTTGCCTTCGCTGCCACAAAAATGAACTTCCCATCTCTCGCTCCCAGACTTTGCTTTTTTTGCCAATGCCCAAACGGGTTCCCAACCTTCCGGCAGGTCTTCGTCAGGCCAATCAGCGATTTCACCTGGAAGACGTCCTAGAAAAACAATTCTTCTGGATAAATAAGTTGGAAGAACTTGCGGAAAATTGTCCCGCTGCGATATGTCATCTCCTTTCACGACGGCACCCCTCGCATAGAATTCAGAGGATTCGCCTGAAATTATTTGACCATAGCAATTCCTTCTTGGGGATTCCTCCAATTTGTCCGAAATCATCGGTTCGATGAGCTGAATTACTCTATGCTCCAGTGGTTCATTTCCTTCCCTATAAACTTCGATATCAAGCGGCACACCAACAGGAGAATCCAATGGAATAGATCGCATAGGCGAAAATGGTTCATCCAACTCAAGTTCGCGCTTATATGATCCAAAAGTTATAATAATATGTTCATTGCCGCAGCCACCCTCCAAGACAAAGCGAGGGGGCTTAAATCTTAGATAAGAATTGCTTCGGCCAATCCTTATTCCACCTTGAAGCCGCAACCGCAATGAGCTTGGCAGGTTCAAGACATCGATATTTTGGCAAGACTCGATAGCATCAATGCCTTCGAACAATACCCACGATTTAGGAAGACCCTCAAGAAGGATTTTTTTAAATTCTTTGCAGCAATTAATACCCCACGTCAACACAATTTCTTCCATGGCATCATTGCATACTATCATGAAGCTGCAATTTCGATCCAAGTGCTGGGATTCAATCCATCCAGATAGCCCTTCATTGCTCCCTCTCAGAAAAAGCCGTACCGAAGAGCCCTTGAAGATCGCCCTCCAATCTTTATCTTTATCTTCCATTTTTGTGCTTTTTTTCCAGTCCAGCTGCGCGGCATCAAATAATTCCAGAGTTTTTATATTTTTTAATTTCGTCCCCCATCTAGGTGCTGTTTCTATACAGGAATAAATTTCTTCGTTATAATCAAACTGAAAACCGCCGTCCGGAAAAGGTTGGTTGGTCTTGAAACGGAGAGAAAATGATATCTTCTTCGTTAGTGGAGTTACAGAATCAAAGCAGAGACGAAGTCCTACACGTGATCGATAGGCAACAGGAATGCGATCACTTATCTGCCCATTCTCAACTACACTGCCATCCCATTCTGAAATCTCTTCAATGACAAAGTTGATGAGAGCACTTCGCATCTCATCGTTCTCCATTTTTTTATCTTTGAGGAGGGCCAATGTGCGTTTTCTTAGCTTGCCCATGCCATGCCTTAAAAGCAAGCTCCCTAGCGTTGTTTCAGAAGGGGGATCTGTCGGATCGATTTCGGCTTCAATAAATATTTGATGCAAAAATCTCTGTTCATCCTCTGACAATATGGTTTGAGAGAGCGGAAGCCCAATATGAACGTTTCCCCCCCGGATCCGTTTTGTGAAACGACCCAACTCTTTGTGTTTGTAGTTTCTAGTCCATTTCTCCAAGCTATCCCACAACTTATCCATCTTATCGAACGAGGGATAGGCACCCGTTTTAATGGGTTCCCCTAATAATAATCTGAGCTTGGGATAATAGGCATGTTGATCAAAATTTTTGCCTTCGATTTCGCTTTCGGTTGCAACTAAAACAAAAAAAGCCAAATAAGCTAAATATTGAGGATATCCCTGCTTTGTATCCTTCCATTCATCATAACATTGCAGTGCTTTTTGACAAATTCCCTGCCTCGATGTCCAAGGCGGGCCCTCTTTAATGCATTTTATAAAATCATCTACGTTTTCGCCTGTCTCAGATCCTAATTGATTTATGATATCACTGGTAACATATAGTAATACCTCTCTCCCAGCCATTTCGCTATTGAAGAAATTTTGGGATATTAATTCATTCCATCCTTCATAATCCATTTTAGGCATAATGATCTCTTTCACTCAATTTAATATAAGACTCTTTTTTCGCAGATGACTAGATCCATGCTATGTTGACAGGTATTCTTCAAGAGAATGAGAATCTTCATACTATAAGCTAGTTTGGTCGGATCATTTTCCCATAGTACCTTCATTGCCCATTCAATCAATAAGCTAATAGAAGCACCAAAGCCCGATTTACAGGAAGAATACTTTCGCCCCGCTCGTGGGAGAGCTGTATTCTCAAGAGGTCAAATCTAATGGGATGTACCACCATCAAAAATTAAAATGATAGAATAATAATAGCCCAGGCGAACCCCTCGCAGTTGTCGAGACCCCGAGGATCAACCCGGGCTGCATAAATTGCGCCGCATGAGCTTATAAGCCCTGCGATTCGTGCGAACTGTGCAATTCGTGCAGCCTGCCCCTGTGCTATAGGATGGGACAGATGCCCGAAATATTAGACGAAATAGATAAGAAGTTGCTAAGGCGCTGCTCAGAGTACCCTGGCAGCACTCTTGCAGGATTGATCGCACCGCTTCAAGAGGAGATCTCTCCCCGGCCTTCGGCCAGAACCATGTACGATCGCCTTGGCGAGCTGGAGGTCCGAGGATTCATAGATGTTGACCGGACAGCTCGAAGAGGGCGCTCGCTCGCAAAGATAACAGGGAAAGGAAAGGACGCGATAGAATGACCGGAGGATCTCCATTCCACCGAGGAGAGATCTCCTTGAGCAGTTCTTCCGATTGCAGGCCTGCAAATGGCTTTTCTGCAGGCAAGGCACCCACGAAGCTGCATCATCTCGGCCGGGCTTTTGGCCTACTTTCTTCCATCCAGCAGGCCGAGGAATGCCAGATCGCCCGGATCGACGACAATCTCGTCGTGCTGCCCTTGAACCTCGACCTATCACAGTATCTCGGCCAGAGTATCGGAATGATGCGTGACCTGAACCGCATCCTGATCCGGAGACTGAACCTTATTCGTCTGCTTCTCAGGGCGGCCAGGATGAATTTGAAGGGCAGCAGAAAGTGTGCTACGAAACCTTGAGGATAGATGCGCTGGAGGAAGGGCAATGAGGGCCAACGATTCTCGAATCTATCAGGATGCCGCTACGCTGCGCGGTATAGCAGGCCTGCTGGAAGATGGCCCAGAATCCATGTTCGAGATCGAGATGACCCTGCATCTAGGCTATAAGACGGCCAAGAGGCTCTGCGGGAAGTTCGAGACCTAAGAAGACAAATGGCGGGGCAAAGTCCTGAAAGTGATCTCATGCCCTTTACTTCTTTTTTTCTAAGCAATTTTCAGAAAGTTTTTCTACTATACCATAGCGATAGCAATCAATCTATTTCAGGTATCTCGTTGGGCACATAGGCCAGATAGCTTTTCTGACGGTCACGTGGTCCGTGAACAACAACTACGAAATTATTATAGACATGGACGAAGCCTGTTATCTCTACAATCTACGTGACGTTATGTATTTTTGAACCAAAGGTACAAAATTTCTTTTTAAATGAATACCCTGCGGCAGGCTGCGGGGTATCACGTTTTAAAAATCAACCAGTGCACATTTGTGAAGCTTGGGCATTAGTTAAAATAAGTGAATAAATATCTTTCATCATAAATAAGCGCACACCGCCCTCACCTTCGTCTTCTGCTCGCTTCCCTTGAAGGCGATCGCCGTCATGGACGCCTGACCCGTCTTGCAGTTCAGATAGTATGTCGCCTTGGCCGCCAGATCCAACAGGTAGCCGCAATGGCTTACGGATCCTCTCATCGAAGTGCCTGAACTGATGCCGATCTTCGTCGTGATCTCCTTATTTACCTCCGAGTTGGCAGCCGTAGACAAAGTTGCAAAGACATCAAGCGCCCCCGCCGCGGCCCTCGTAACCTCCAGCTCCGCCGCATACTCCACCCTCCAGCGACCAATAGGAATCGCCAATGAGCCACCCTTATTATACCAGGTTCCCGCCACAGGCGACGCTTGAGAGCTATCCGATGTCACCAGGCTCTCAACCCTCCATTTGGCTTCATCCAGCGGAAACCCATAGGGCGTTTTTGCCATCGAGAAATAGGGCTCTATGATCCGGGAGTTGGCCAGGCTGTAATCCGTGCCTCCAAAGATCGTAAGCGTGGTGCTGGGCGCTGCGTAGGCCACGCCCGTAACGATGAAGTAGGAAATTATCCCGGCCTGCTTGAGTCTGACCCTCATTCCTTTTCCGTACTTCCAGGAGAGGTCTCCCGGCACAGTGAGGGTATAGGTCTTGACCGCAGCATCTGCACTGGCATAAGTCCAGGACTCCTCCACCGCCGAGATCCAGCCGCCTTGATCGGCATCCTCCAATCTGCGGATGCGTTCCAGCAGCGCCTCAATTGCCTCAGAGTTCGCTTGGGAATCCGTCATATAAAGTCAGCTCCATCACATCAGCATTCAGGCTGCTCTGCAATGCTTTGTTGAGAATGCGCATATCATACTGTCCATCGTAGGGCTCACTGGTGATTGTCACCCTCACAAAATCGCCGCACTTGAGCGCATAATCCGGCCTGGTCCAGATCATCAATGTGCGTTCATCGCACATCTGGCCTATCTTGGCGGCGGTGCAAACTATGAGCTGGTCCTCGCTCATGGAAATATCGCTGGTTACATGTTCTTTCCAGATGCCGCTTGTGGGTAAATAATCCCCACCATATTCTCGCCCCCATCTCATAGGCGCCCAAAAGGTGTATCCCCAGGTCGCATCCCTGCCTTTCATTATGACTGCATCAAATCCGTAGTTGTAGGCATCAAGAGTGCCGGGCTGAAAGTCGATGAGGTCGGCCTCTACATAGCTTTTCTGAGGATCATCATACCAGCCCCGATAAATTGCCCAATCACAATCAAGATCCTGGTCGCCGTCACTGCGGTTTACGAAATTGAATTCCAGGCCCTGATGGCTCACCACGCGGTTAATCGTGGTCATGAGCCGCTCATGTGTTGCCGGCACGCCAGGGCTGGAGAGATTCTGGTTTGTGATCGATCCGGCCCGAACATGGCAATTCTTGTAGCCCACGATAAAACAGGGATAATGCTCCGGGCTGCCTTCAGGAGCGCCTACGCCTGTTCTTACATACAGATAATCTCCCCGGAACCACTGATTAATGCCCATCGTGGCAAGAGAGCCGGCCTCTGTGAGAAGAGTAGTCCCCAGATAAATGGGGGGCGTCGGCAGAGGGATTCTCTGAGGGTAGGCTGTGCCGGTCGGCCCGATCAACTGATAAGTTCCGGCTGGAGCGCCGTAGGACACAAGCGCCCAAAAGGGCGTAGCCATGGAGCTGGCCTGAAATAAGAGGCCCTGACTGGCGGGAGCGTCTCCCAATATGGTGTTTACTGTGTCGTTAGCTGTGAAGGCCCTCACGAATGGATAACGATACTGCAGTATGGCCGAATGGCCCAGGCAGTGGTACTCCTGCGGCTTCTTTGACTTGAAAGAAGGCCTCTTGATGCCATCAAACCAGCCGCAGAAGACTGGCATGGTTTCTCCTGCCCTGGTTACTTTGATGGTGGCCCGCTCATCGATCCCCTGGCCGCCAAAGCACTGGAAAGAAAGCCTCTGGTGACCCATATGCGGCCAATCGGCCCGGTACTCAGTGGGCTTGAGGGTCACCGTAGAACCATCCGGATTGGTGGCCACAAAAGTTAGAGCAGTCGGCATAATTCAGGGCGCTATGGTGTAGCTGATTGCGGCTATGGCATCATAGCCGCCCTTTTCGGCATGCTTTGCATCAATCACCAGCACTTTAAGGCCATTTGTCCCGCTGTCGGCCAGAGTGGGCTTCCAGACGGTCCAGTTCTGGCTCTGCCAGCCCGTTAGATCCTTCCAGTAAGAGGCTCCGGGCGGCTGATGACAGAACCTGTAAAGCAGCTCGTTGCCTTCGGCGTCCGTTGCTGTGCAGATTAGCTCGATCTCCAGGCCCGGAGGCTGGGGCGATGCAGGGGAGGGCGTGAGACTCGTAATTGTTGGCGCCGCATTGCTGGTTGCAGTGATTGTGTAGCTTATCGATGTCGATTGATCTGCTACACCTTTATTCAATCCGCCCCGGATCTCTACGTGAATGGTCGAGGTGCCCACATCGGCATCTGTGGTACGCCAGACAAAGCTATTTCGTAAATGCCAGTCGGACAGATCCCGCAAGACTGATCCCGTACCTGGCCCGTTGATGAGGAAACGGTACTCAAGGCCCTGGTTCGGCGAGGCAATCGCGGTGAGGATGATCTCGCTGCCGGCTGCCTTGGGGCTGGCCTGGTTGGGCGTGAGAGACAAGGAAAAGCTGCCCTTGATGTGGCTTGTTACTTCCAGCTTGCATCTGTATCCTTTTAAGATAGCATCCCAGGCTACCACCCCATAGATCTTTGTAACTGTTGCCCCGGTAAATCCATCGTCCAGGATAACCCGCACTGCATCGGCGATCTGAGCGCAATACTCAGCACCTCCATCTCCCGCAGTTTCTTTCCTGGTCCTGATGTCCACAATAAAAATTTGATCTGCAGAAAGAATCTGGCCGCAGAGGTCGGACAGCTCACATGAAATCTGGCTTTTTGCAGGATCCCCATAAATGTCTACTGCGCTGGCTGAGATTGCCTTATTTTTGAAGATCCTGGAGCCAACCATTGCCATGAGTGCCGAATTGCCGGTTAAGGCAGCCAGCAAATTATCAAGCGGTGTGTAGCCTGTCATTGTTTCCTCAGCTCAGATCATTGATTGCCCTAAGTATGCCTTCCTCATCTGTTCCGGCCCCATGTTTGGGTCGTTTCCCAGTCCTATAACAGGCCAGGAGAAGCCGCCACGAGTGATCAAGTCGTCTTTCTCTACCAGGGCAGAGGTCAGGATATAGGCGATCTGTTGCAACTGCCTGCCTTCCTCTGACTGGAAGGAGCGAACCTCATCATACCACAAAACGGAGATAGTCGAATCAGAATAGACCGGATCGACATTGGCATCTACGCCGGTTTTGTGCCGCCAGATAACAGATTCGCCCATCGAGTTTGTGTATGCATCCAATAAGCTCAAATGAATATCCTCCTATGAATAATGTCTCACAAAAAAATCGATAATTGCCACAGAAAACGCAACCGCTGCCCATTTGACGACGCCTTTATTATCAAGCCACGAATATATGCACCGAGAGAACTTCAAGATAACTACATTCTTCTCATTTTCTGTTAATCGTTCTGTTATTATTTTATGTTCATTTGTATTTGATTCAATTAATTGATCTATTCGCTCAATTATCATCCCCAGGGTTATGTCTCTGTTTTCTTTGCAATCTATTTCGCTTGCTAGTGTTTCCTGCATGCGTCCTCCAGACCCAAAAATTAAATAAGTCCCTCACCGGAGCATCTACCTGATTATCGATCCCATGTACTTACGCAAGAGTTGCCTGGCTGTTGCGCTTTGCAGACTCCTATTGCCTGCTCCTTGGATGAATGTCTCTGACAGTTTCCCTCCAATCGTAAAAGACTGCACCCCCTGATCCTGTAGCTGCTTTCTCCCACCCGTCTCCGACTGCTGAATTGCCAGGGCTTCCTCCATGCACGCATATTTTACATCAGGCGGGACTAAAGCAGTTCCTGTTGTGCTGTTATAATCCAGGATTTCGCCATCTATTATCCTCGGGAAGGCTCTGGCCTGGTCTGGTGCTCCATCTGTGATGTTCAGATCGTACTTGGTACCTCTGATTGGTACCGAATCTATCGCTTTTGTGGCCCGGTTCAGGTAAGAAGTTTTTTCCAAATCTGTAAGGGCGAGAAATGCCGTGGCTCTGTCATCACCTGAGAAATATGTTGTTACTTCGGCCAATGTCACATAGGCGTCCAATGTCGTCATTTATTATAAAAAATATAATTAGCAGACCTCTTCTTAGGCCTTAGCTATGTACGTATGCCTCCACTGTACCTGCTATTGTCGCTCCGGCCAGGTCAATCCAGAATTTGCCATCTGATTGCTTGAATCGGGCATTTTCGATAGGCCCAATTACGATCTCAGCAGCACCCCCTGCACAAGTGTAGACAAGATCACCAATTCCTGATCGCATTGCTGGCGGGTTCACACCTGCTTTTAATGTGATCGTGTCGGCTGCCGTGGCAGCAGATAGATGGAACAGCAAAATGAGCTTATTTCCATCTACGGGGCCGTAGGAATGGCCATTTGGCTTGTCTAACGTTGTGGGAGTTGCACGGGCGGCATAAGCGCCCGTCAGACTGTTTCCAGGTATTGCGGTTCTAGCCATTTATTTCACCTCCTCTATTTAGCTCGAATTGACAGTCAGCACACCCAGATTATCAGGATATGCAACTTTTCCTCCGTAGACATGGCGGCCACGCACGATATCAGCCCATCTCTTTTGATGCCTCAAAGGCTCGATACCTGCCAGGCTGTCGGCAAAGGTTATGGCGTCGTCATTGCCAAACAGAATCTTGTACTTGGTCAGAGAAGTGTTGGGAACGTTGTTGCTCTCCAGAATGTCAAATCCTGCAATGTGCGCTACCTTGCCGGTTAGGTGCGCTATCTCAGATAACCCTGGGGCTGAAGCACCTTCACGGTGGTAGTCTTTCACTATGAGACCACTGAACCAGGGGGGCACAATCATCCATCTGCCATCTGTTGGAACATTATTGTTGGAGAGAAGCACGCTGCAATCCTCAATTAGATTGAAGACGTTCTGAGCATCTCCGGCAGTGGTGTTAGGCACCTTTGGCGAGGCATCAGTCCCTATTTTGTTTGCACTTGAGGCGTCTACATACATGCCGGCAACATACAGATCCGTGGCGTCCTTGATGCGGTAGGCAGCGCGTCTCATGTATGGGCTGAGAATGTCTCCCCCGGCCTGCTTCTTCTGTTTATCGTAGACGAGGAACCTGAAGGTCTTATCCTGGCTAATGGTGAGGATTGTGTCTGCATCGAGCATCTCATCTCCTTCGGCCTGGTCGGTTCCATCTGCCGTATCTACGACTGTTACATCCCCTATGCCTATTATGTGAACAGTGTCTCCTTTGGCTGCAAATTCGCCTTCGTAATTCCTGTTGATTACGCCCGGCTGAGCGTAAACCATTGCTTTCTGAGCGGCCTCTAAAACGATGCTCGCCCAAAATTCCGGTATAAAGTTGTCTATCATCTATCAGTCCTCTGTAATTCGGTTTTCGCGCATTGCCGCAAAGATCTCATCCTTATTTTTGAGATGATCCTCACGACTCATGTTCTTGATTTCTGAACGCTTCCAGGTTTTCTTTCCAGGAGTGCCAGGCACGCCAGGATTGCCCGCGCCCTGGGCAGCGTTCGGAGGCTGGTTCTGCTGCTGCGGAGGCTGCGCAGCTTGAAGAGTGATATAGCCGTCTGTGATCATCTGCTGAATATCCGCCTCAATCTCTGTCTTGTTGGACCCCAGGACCCTCGAAATAAGCCCAGGTATTTTTTCGCTTGGAACCTTGGCAAACATCAGAGCTTCCATCTTGGCCATCCTCAGATCTGCCCCTTCCAGCTTCTCTGTTTTGTTTACTGGAGGCTTCCTGTTGGCCTTGATGAAGGCAATAGCATCGTCAATTGACATCCCAAGCTCTTTTTCAATTTCTCCATGCTTCGCACCCCACCGAGCATTGAACTGTTCCTGATTCATAATGAACTCGTTTTGTGCTGGTGGTTGATGTTCTTGCCCGCCTGCTGGTGTATTCGCGGGAGGCGTGCCCGCGGATGGTGGTTCTCCTGCCATAAAAGTATCTCCCGCCGATCTAGTCCGGCGTCAACTTATTATGATGATTATTATTGATTTAATGTCTCTTTTATTGCTTCTTCTATGCTTACAATATTTACAGTATGAATGCAATTTATATGAAAGAGCCCTTCTGAAACGGCATCATCAATTGAAGGTATCGCTCCTTTCGTATGAGCTGACAGGCTTACTATCTTTCCTGCCCATTTCTTACAAATTTCGCAGGTCTTATTGGACTCCCCTTCTGAGATCCGTCCGAATGCGCCGCCTTCTTCCAGGATTTCATTTATTCCCCCTTGCCTGTAGGCCTGAATTGTTGCCTGATTGGCTAATGTCTCTGCATAACTCGACAACCCCCATTCTTTCCCGGACTTATCTCTGAATGCAATTATTTCTCCCATTCTCTTTGCTTCCTTGCTGCTGCTTCTTCTGCCATCTGATTCTGAATATTCTTGAGATTGAGCTGTGTAATTTTGTCGTCTACCCATCGTTTCATTGTTTTGTAGACATCCAATAACCTTGAGAATGTGCTCGCTGCAATCGCATTCGCTGCTTTTTCATGCAGAGCGCTGATTGATTTTCCATCCTCTTTTCTGATACTTTGAACCCCGGCAAGATAGCTTGCGGATATTGCTTGCTCTACCCACTGTTTGCAGCCTTCTAAAAATTCCTGGAGAATCTGGTTGATCTTTACCACAGCAACATCTTGTGGACCTATGATCTCCCCTTTTTGTGACCTCGCTATCAGATTGTTGAGTTCTGCAGAAATTGCATTCTCTGCATCCCTGCAAAATCTCACCAGCCTCTCGGCCTCTGCTCTGGAATATTCAGGCATTGCTACCCTGCGGCTGAAGAGAGATTATTGGCTGTGCAGGTTCAATCATTTTTTGCGCTCCTCTGAGCCTCTCAAGTTCCTTGTCGAAAGCGTCTGAGCCTTCTTTCAGGCCCTGCAGCTCCAGTTTCCGCTCTAAGGAGATGGCTTTCATGCTGTCCCATAGCTGTACTGTCCTGGCCTTCTCAAGCTGGTCCTCAGGTATTCCGTCCTGGAAAATGATCTGAATATCATTGAGATCCATTGCAGGCCCGTGGAGCTGTGACCATAGTTGCAGGACCTTTGGTATTGCCTTCTCTGCGGCCCTGGCGAATCTTCCAACCTTTGCCAGAGTCGGTATCAGCCTGATCCTCAATGCTGTGCCGCTCTCCGCCGTGCCTGCGTCTTTGCCGGCCAGGAGGACTTTCGATAACTGCAACATCTGCAGGAGCTGGTCCATCTTCTGATCTATCGCTCTCTCAACAGAGCCCAGCTCGGCCTGCCAGACCATTAGAGAAGGTGTTAGGTCTCCCGGCTGAGTAAAAATCGGCTGGCCAGGCGTGTAAACCCATTCCGAAGTTGCATGATTGAATATCGTGGCGCTCTCTGGAATGACTGGCGTTGGTGATGTGAACTTTGCCAGAACTTCATCTCTCTGGGAAAAACTCCGCTCCAGAGACTCTACGAGAGATATAATCGATGGCTTGTAGTCGGACCTGCCATAGTACCTCTCGCTTGAGAGCTTGTTTTGGACGTGTACAATGAGGAAATCGTCTACGCCTGTCTTCTGGATGCCAATTTCATCCACCTTCAGCCCTGCAAAAGTCCAGAACCTCGATAGCTCAATTGGCCCTTTCAATGTTCCGTTGTTCAGCTCATAGATTTGGTGCTGAATCTGGCCCTTGGTGTGAATTGTGAGCTTGATGTACTCCCTGTCCTGCTCCTTGAACTTGTTGAAAATTACATACGCGGTTATTATCCGTATGTTTCCAGGATGTACTACAAGGTACACATTCTCCGGATTGATTGCCGGAATGCCGTCTTCCGAGACCTCATAGAGCCCGTGGCCGTAGCGGCTGGCGTCTATGAAAACCTCCTCGTCCGGCCTCTCAGGGAAATCCTCCCTTGGGGCCCTGATTTCAGGCTCCTCTCCTATGAGGAGATTGATGTAAGAAGAGGTGGCCATTTCCGGCCAGTCCAGGATTATTGCCTGCTTCTTCGAGTCCTTTTTCGAGTCGGCCAAATAGGCGGCATATTTAGGGAATATCTTGTCATGCAGGCCGTTGTAAATCTGTCTCATGATGGCATGTTCTGCCAGCCTGGCTGCCTCGTCGTCGTCTTTGGGCGGCCATGTCTTGCCGTCTCCTATGAATGCCAGGTTAGTTAGCATCTTTAGGCATCCTTCCTGCTTCCTCTATGATCTTGAACTCGTTCTGCAGGATCTTCTGGTAGCAATCCTGGCAGCATATGCGACCTGCGAGAACGGTGAGGCCGAGCTTGTTTTCTGTGACACCTTTGATGTAAGGCACAATTGGTGTCATAGATAATTCTCTGATAGGCACTGGGAACTCCCGGCCAATTTTCTGACCACAGAACAGGCAAATCATAGCCTACCACCCCTTAGAATCTCCTCGCCGTACCAGATCCCCTGCGCCAGGCTCATGAGCATATCGTCATTCTCTCCTTCTTCTGCCTCGAATTTCGTGTTCCCCTGGGCATTCAGCTCTGCCCTGAAACCGAGCATCTCTTTTTCGAGCTTCGGCCAGATAGGCATAGAAGGGTTGACATGCAGCTTTCCTGAATCGAATGCCCCAAGGAACTTTCCTATCATCCTCGCCTTGGAGATGTTGATCTTCCTTCCCAGGCGAGTGATGCTGTTTCCTGGTGTGATTGTGACCGCTATCAATTTTATTCCTTTAGCGGCCAGGATGTCTCTTACTGCTACCCCAACGCCAGTAGCGTCTATAAGGAAATGCGGAGGCTGCTTTTTATCCCAAAATTTTTGATTCTTGTATACTGCAAGAGCCCAAGATGCTATTGACGGCTCGGTCGGATGATCATAAGGAAGACCCTGTTTGCGATTCATCGCAATCAGGTCGTACTCGAAGCGTTTCTTTTCTTTGACATAATGCATGTCGATCGCTGATATGGCGCTCCAGTCCCGCAGTTTAGCCGGATCCAGCGATATTATGAATGTCATTCAAATCTCAATCACTGCAATATCGTTATCCATTGCCTGCATTATGCTGCTACGGGTAAAGATCTGCGTTTCTTCGTCCACAAATGCATTGAAATATTCCTGGAGATACCATTGTTCTCCATGCTCTTCTTTTTCATCCTCCAGGAACTCTTTTGTGATCCTTGGACAATCATCTGCAGATACGAGGAACCACTGCCATTTTCCGTTTGATGCTACTCCTCTTCTTCTCTTATCCCAGATCTCCCAGAAGTGCCCCCTCTTTCCAAATGGCGTAGACATTAGTATATGCCTGCCATGTGAGACGGCGAGCATGGGCCGGACTGACTTATAGAGCACGTCCAGGACCCTGCTTGCTTCATCCTCCAAGAGGAGGGTTACGGCCGAGATTCCTCGTATGGTCTTCTCCGATCCAGGCAAGGCCATGAAGCGGTTTTTGTTTTTGAACTTCACTGATAATTTGGTGTCTTCATCCAGGTAGTCAGAAGGAAGCTCGACAGCACTTCGGAACTCGTCAAACTTCTGCATGAGTTCTCCGGACTGCCTGATGCCTGGGGCCACGCAAAGGCCCACAGTCGGGCGGCGATATATGCACTCATGTAGACCCAGGGCGGCGGTAGTGGTTGACTTGCCGCTCTGTCTGCTGCAGTTCAGGATTATCTTATTCTGTCTGCTCCGGAGGAGATCCTGCTGCCAGCTGTCTGGATGGAAGCCCAGGACCTCCCTCGCCCAGATTACCGGGTCCAGGGCGTAAAGAAGGTCGTCGTCTTTGCTCCAGAGCGGCGATGAGCTTTTCTTTCGCTTCCGGATCGTCATCTACTGCCCCAAGTATTGCGAGCCTGGTATCAGCCCAAGACTCCAGGGCCTCGGCCTTGCGGGTCTCTGCGTCATCTCCCGAGAGTTCCAGTTCGGCCTTGATTATCTCGCATGTCATCTGCTGGCCCTGCCGCCAGTACAAGGCCGCCGATCCCAGGGAGAGCTCCTTTTTCTCTCCATCTGCTAGCTTGTAGGGGCTGCCAAGTTCCAGGTCTACGAGGAACTCTGCCCTGGCTTTGGCCTTGTTCAGGAGCTCCAGGGAATCTATGATCTTTGCCTTGCCGGCTGCCAGCCTCTCCTCGTGGCCTTTTTTTTGTTCCTCTGACCATTCTTCTGCTGCGGCATTCTTGACATTGAAGCATAGCCGCTTGTAGTCATAGATGGTCGTCTTTGCCAGGCCCAGATCTCGTGCTATCCTTGCCGGGCTATGTTTTCTGTTTAATCGCTCTTCAATTTCTGGTATGTACTCTGCTATCGATTCGAACATGTTTTTTTGCCTTCCGGAAATCTTCCAAAATTCCGGAATATTCCGAATTCTTCCGGAAAACCTCAAATAACGAAAACGGCGGGCCGGTTATGTGTAGCTAGGGAATTTCGGGAGTGAATTAAAAGATTTAGCCCGGCCAGGCCGGTCACAAAGTGACAGGGAGCCCTCTTCTGGCATTGCAGCCAGGAGGGAAACGCAGATCCGCCTCGCCAATTAGCGGCTTGCGTGATGGTTAATTATGATAGGCCGGAGTCCTAAGATGGCTATGCCCCTCGTCCGACCTACAAATTTATGAGCCGACCGGAGGGCTGAGCCCTGGGTACACGCTTCTTTACCCGCCCTGCAGGGGCCACGTCGGCTTCTATTATAAGCTGGCTTTTCCCTCACCAGGGTTGTATTCCAGGATCATCGTGCCAGCTACCCCTCGGCGTCTTAGGCTTCACAGGGTTTATTATTCGTATATTATACTACAATCTACGCAATATAAGTTATAATTGTGATCCATAAGCAGCTCTCCGCCGCAGGGACAGCGATCCAGCCTTATGATTTTGCCATTATTTGTATAGATGCTTATTTCTGGTCTGTTGTTTATCGGATCACTAAGTTCTTTTGCGGACCTTCCTTGGAGGCGGATTACTTTCGGAGGTCTCCATGACCAGCATGAACGGTTGTAAGGTCTTCCGTTGTAGATTAGATGGCCATTCCTTTCAGCCACCTGAAGCTTTATTTTAAGTGGCCCTTTGAGCTTGCCGCCATTGAGGATATTTTTGAAGGCCTTGTCTTTTCCGAGGATTTTGAGTTCATCCTCGGTGTACTCCTCAATAGTATATGTCTGGGATCTGCTAATATTATCCTTTTTTAGAGTGTCGCAAAGACTTGCTGGCATGCTCGGCCTCCATTGACCACCAGTCTTGTGCTAACCTTTCCGTCCTTTTTCAGGCGCTGCACTGCCTTCTGGACTTTTCCGATAGTCCATGGCCATCTTCCCATCTCTTCATTTGCCTTTTTTGTGATCTGATACAAATTAAGGCCCGGATAGGCTCTGATCAATGCTATAACCTGTGTATCGGTGAAATTCAGGTAATCACGTCCTTCTCCTCTCCTGGAATGGCTTTGTTAAGAGTATCAAGCACCACGAATTTGATTACCTTGACTTTGATATCCTCAATTTGAAGACCGAGCTTCTTGATCCTCTTTGCATTTATCTCAGCGAACTTTGCCAGGTACTCCTCCCTTGAGGAATAGCCTTCCGCTCTTGCGTCTTCCTCTGAAATATCCCCTAGCCTCTCTTCCCACCTATCGACAATGTAGAGCCTTGCAAAATATTCCTTTGAAAGTAGCTGTGTCTTTGCTAGGTGTTTGCTCCTCACATTTGCCCTCCAGCGTGACCAAATCCTGCGAGTCTCCGTCTTTCTGCCGGCCAAGATCGGGCCTATGTGTTCCGGCTTGAATAGAATCATATTATCTGCTCTCTGCTGCTGTGATTATCTTCTCATCTTCTCTTTCCACCTGAATCTCTCTTATTATCTTTACCAAATCAGAGAGCTGCTTGTCCTTTAATCCATCCAGGCTGTCTTTTATCTGCTCGAATAGGAATTCTTGAGTCATGCTCAT